GAATTTGAAATCAAAAGTGAAAAAGTAGGCAATCCTGTTTCTGATATAGTAGATTCTTTTTATATTTGTAAATTTTTACTTGACAATACGGAATCATAGTGGTAATATGTACGTATAGTCAATAACAGTGAGTACGTACATGAATATTTTCAGACTAGATAACGATCCTGTAATTGCTGCACAACTGCAATGTGATAAACATGTTGTGAAAATGATTGTTGAATCTGCACAAATGTTGTCAACCGCTCATCGTATGCTTGACGGCAGAGAAACCAAACGTCCATCTAAATCTGGCAAACGTATGGTTAAGTATTGGGTACATCCAAATAGTAACATGGAAAACGTACTATACAAGGCAGTACACCCAGGCCATCCTTCTACAGTGTGGACAATGGAAAGTAATGCAAACTATGAGTGGCACTACAAACATTTTGTTGGGTTGTGTGATGAGTACACTTATAGGTACAATAAAGTGCATTCTACTGACACTTTATTGCGCGATATACTAAAACGTCCTCCATCGCATACTAACTGGTCAAACTTGTATACACCATTTAAACTTGCAATGAAGTCTAACCCAGAATGTATGTTTGAATGTCCTGTTAAATCATATCAGGCATTTTATCAGACAAAACAAGACCGTTTCCAAATGATTTGGACAGGTCGAGATATCCCAGAATGGTTTGAGGTAATATAATGGAAAACAAATATATTGGTAAACTAATGGAACGTGATGTTTGGTATGGTAAAATTCTTGGTGTACGACAAGTACGCACAGACTATGGTTTGCGTCATGTATATAAATTTATTACTAGAACCAATAAATTTGGTGTATTCTTTTCTGACGAAAAACCAGAGTTAGAGATTGGAGTATGTTTTACCTTTAACGGTACGGTTAAAAAACACTCGTTTAATGAATACGATAAACAAGACGAAACTACATTCAATCGCGTAGAAATCGTAAAAATTGTTGGAAAATCTGAAAGTGATTTGCAATAATACCATTTTAGTCTTGACAACTGCACCATTTAATGTTATAATTGGTGTATAAATAATAATGTAAACAAAATAATGGTGATATTATGATATTGATCGACCTAAATCAAGTGGTCATTTCAAATCTGATGGTGCAAATAAACAAGTTGTCTGACGAAGAAGAGCTTGATCAAAACCTGATAAAACATATGATACTAAATAGTATTCTTAGTATCAAGAAAAGATTTGCGAATGATTATGGCAACATTGTAATATGTTGTGACAATAAAAACTTTTGGAGAAAGGATGTATTTCCTTACTACAAAGGTACACGTAAAAAGACAAGAGAAGATTCTGGTTATGATTGGAATCTTATCTTTAATACTATTACGCAGACGAAACAAGATTTGCGTGAAGTATTTCCCTATAAAATTATTGAAGTAGATAGGACTGAGGCTGATGATATCATTGGTACTCTTACTAAACAATTTTCTACTAAAGAGAAAATACTTATAATTTCAAGTGACAAAGACTTTAAACAGTTACAACGATATCCTAATGTGACACAATATAGTCCTATTCTAAAGAAATTTTTAGTAACAGAAAATCCTTATAAATATATACGTGAACATATTATTCGCGGTGATCGTGGAGATGGTGTTCCTAATGTACTTTCTGATGATGATGTTTTTGTAAATGAGAAACGACAAAAACCTCTCTCAAAGAAAAAATTAGAAGATTGGTTAGACACTACTAGACAACCCGAAGATTTTTGTGATGCAAATATGTTAGCTCGTTATCGTAGAAACGAACAACTAGTTGACTTGACATTTGTGCCCGATGAAATTCAAGAAGAAGTTTTATCTCAGTTTAGTAAAACTCCTGAAGGTGACATGCAAAAAGTATTTAACTATTTTATAGAAAACAAGATGATACTCATGATGGATGAGATATCAAATTTTAAGGAACGAGAATATGAAACTTTTTCATGAATTGGTGCAAGAACTTGAAGGCACTAGATCTACAAATGCTAAAAAAGATATTTTAATAAATAACAATAATAGAACTTTACAAAGTGTATTATTTCACATGTTTGAAAATAATATTGAATTTGGTTATTCTTTAAAAACAATACCTGAGTGGACTCCGGCAGACGATCCAGCTGGATTATCAATTAGTAATATGACATTGGCTATGCGTAAAATACATTTGTTTTATGCGGAAAATATGAAAAATCATTCTGAAAAACAAAAAGAAAGAATAATAGTCAGGCAGTTAGAAAGTTTGAATGCAGAAGATGCAAAAATCTTGGTTAAGATTATATGTAAAAAATTCAAAATTTCTGGTGTAACAGAAAAATTAGTTCGTGAAGTTTTCCCTGAGTTATTATCAAAAGAAACAAGTAACGCCTAAGGAACTACCATGTCTTTACTCACTATGGAAATAAAGTCAAAGTTTACATACTTTTTAATTTTTGTAGTAATCTGTGCTGGCGGAATTACCTATTTGTGTGAAACGGCAAATAACCAGTTAAATAAATATTGTTTAACTAACTGCGAAAAACCATTGACAAAAGAATAAACATTTGTTATATTGAATAAATCAACTGTAATATGAAGAGTGAATATAAAATGGAAAAGAAAAGAAGTCCACATATTGTAAAAGTTAAAAATGTGGGGGATCGCAGAGAAATTTATGGATATGAGGTAAAACATATCGATTTCTCATCACCTTGGTCGCGCGAAGGCGGACCCGAAGTAACGACTAAATTCTTCTTAAATGAAGATAATGCTCGTTCTTATGCAAAAACCTTAAAACCATATAAGGAATTGCAAAATGGGTAAAAAAAGATTACGTTCTGGAGAAACCAGTAAAGGTATTCACGGTACTACAAAGAGTCGCAGTAAAAACGATCCAGATTATGCGACACGTCGAATTCTAAATCAACAAAAAGCTTGGATGTTGGGTAAGAATGTAGTCTTGACTGTTGAAAATCCAAATAAAAACGAAACCAATAAAAAATTTATTAAAGTAAATGCAAAAGATCATTGGGGAGACCCAAAACGAAAACCAATGGTTATGCAATGATTAATGCCATTTTTGCAATGGATGCAAATGGCGGTATTGGTAAAGGTGGTACTTTGCCATGGCCAAAGAACGATAGAGATTTTAGATGGTTTCGTTCTCACACAACAAATAAGATAGTGGTTATGGGCAAAAATACTTGGGATGACCCCAATATGCCCAAACCATTACCTAAAAGACATAATGTAGTAATTACTAGTAAAGTAAATAGTTTACCATATTATGAAAATTTAGACACGGTGTCTATTCACGATGCTAGGTCTTGGTTAGAAAAAAATAGTAATAAAGAATTGTTTATCATTGGTGGTGCAAAAGTACTTACTGAATATTGGGATTTAATCGATAGGTTTTATATAACAGAATTTCCAGATTCATATGATTGTGATACTTTTATACCTAAAGATAATTTAGATAGGATGAAAAGTAAACGCATGTGGTTGGCCCAAAGTGATTTTGACGATTTGCAGTTTAAGGTGTACGGATGAGTTTAGAAATGGAAATGTTGCATAGATACGGTAACATATGGGAAGTTGAATATCAAGATTTATTATATCATGTACTAGATACCGGCGAAGATCGAAAAGACCGTACTGGAGTTGGTACAAAGTCAATTTTTCATGCAACATTAAATATAGACTTGAAAGAACAAATACCAGTTTTAACAACAAAGAAACTTGCATTTAAAAGTGTTGTTTCAGAACTTTTATGGTTTCTTGAAGGTTCTGATGATGAAAGACGCCTAGCAGAAATTCATTATAACAAAGATAGAGATGAGTTAAAAGACAAGAAAACTATCTGGACGGCGAATGCAAACAAACAGGGTGTTGAGTTAGGGTATGATGATGGTATTCTTGGACCTATATATGGAGTACAGTGGAGAGATTGGAATGGTACTGACCAAATAAGGGAATTGTTGATTAACTTAGTCAAAGATCCACGTAGTCGCCGACATATTTTGTCTGCATGGAATGTTGATGATCTTGATAAGATGGCATTGCCACCTTGTCACTTAATGTGTCAATTTCATCTAAGTGAAGATGGTGGACTTTCTTGTGCATTGTATCAAAGAAGTTGCGATTTGTTTTTAGGTGTACCTTTTAATATTGCAAGTTATTCTCTGTTAACTTATATCATTGCAAAGGAACTTGGTTACTATGCCAAAGAGTTAATATGGATTGGTGGAGATGTGCATATTTACAATAACCACATCGATGCGGTAGAGAAACAAATCAAACGCACACCATACATGTTCCCAAAACTTTGGATTAATCCAGACAAACATCTGGGAAATTATACTGTTGATGATTTTAAATTGGAAAATTACAGACACCATGATGCAATTAAAGCCGAAATGGCAGTATAAATTACTTGACAAATCGGATATAATCGGATATAATCGTATATATAACTTAATCAAGAAAGGATGACTCTTATGAATTTTGAAACTTTAACAGAAATGTTACAAACTAATATTGTGAATGTCCAATTCACAAAATTGAATGGTGAAACTAGAAATATGCGTTGTACCCTCATAGAAGATTTCTTGCCGCCTGCAGCTGCGGAAATTTCTACAAAGAAAGTGAATTTAGATTCTCGTTCGGTGTGGGATTTAGATAAAGATGCATGGCGTGCATTTCGTGTTGATAGTGTAGTATCTGCAACCGTGGAATCATAATGCTACCAATTGTCCTAATTTTGCCAATCTTGTTATTGGCCTCCTTTCACAATCCCATGGCAATATTTGCATTGCCATGGATATCCCTTATAATTCCATTGACAGTATTTTCTGGTAATATTAAGATTGTACACACTTTGAATTATTCGGAAGAAGGTGCAGTAATGTTTGGTCCTTATGCCCCCATTACTGGTATATTAGGTATTACTGCCTCCATACAAATGTATGTAAATGGATATCAACTAATAAGTGGTATTGTTGGATTTTCCTCTATACTTATATTTTCTGCCGCCTTATGGTGTCTTTATATGGGGGAATCTAAAAAAGTGAATAGACTATTTGGAGATGAAAATGAGTAAAATGGGTCAGTTTGTTTTTGCGATGGAAGAAGATATTACGTGGATGACAAAGGAACAATATGTCAACTCGTATGGTAGAATGGGTAAAGAATATTGGGAAGAAATATATGGATCCGAACTTCTGACTGCAAACGAAGAAATGGCCTTAATGAAATTAGAACATATGGAAATGATGACAGGTAGATTCTGACACATTTCTAATGTATCGGTGTGAGTTCTGCCGAAACCAAAAGACTTAAAACTGAAACTTTGTCATGTAATCTACAGGAGAATATAATATGACTAATACAACTAGAAAAGAAACTCAAACTACTAGAGTAGCAAACGCCCTATTGGGTGGTGCTCAATTAACCGCAAAA